TACTTTATTTAAATTGAATCTGTTTAGCCTCTCCGTTGAGGTAGTAGGTAACTGTAGGCTTATTGGCGTTAATGTAATCAACGAGGCCTGGCTGAACCGGTGCCACATATATGGTGTGGTAGAAGAACGATTCAGGGAACATATCGAATCGGTGCGCAGGTGGTACGGTCTGCACGAGTTGCCAATGCGCTTGTACAGACTTCCCATTAGGGAAGGTAAGAGTGGAGTTCTCTCCGCCCTGGGCGGATGTGAGTGTCCAGTCCTCAAGGACCACGCTCGTGACGGTATGGCCAAGCACGGACTCATTTCTAAACTCGATGGATGGTTTAGGCCATAGGGCAAATAGTGCGACGCCACAGATAACTATTATACTAATTAATACAATCAAAATGCGTTTAATAGTCATTATAATAACCTCCCGAAGTTAAATAATGTAATGATAAAAGTCGATTCCGTCAATGTCACTATCATCAATCTGGGACATTCTAACCATTCGCTCGACTAAATTAACGTGATGATCCACATAAAAGTCATCACGGATAATGTGACTCAGCTCATGCTTTATTTCTTCCCTCATTCGTTCATGGGGGAGATTTTTATTAATATAGATATTATGAGTATCTATATCCTCTGATTCCTCAGAAACTGCTTTGGCATTTGGTAAGTCACAATAGATAAGGTTAATAACCAATACTACCACTCTCCCTTGTGTGTATTACTTATGTTTAGATTTTAAGAACTCAATGTATTTGACTGTTTCTTCCATTTCCTCCTTGGATATATCTTTTGCCGCAGAAAAGAGCATGCGTGCACCTGGGCGTGTACGTAGGTACTCCGCAAATTCTGCTGCTTCCGCATCGGAATAATATCCGTCTCCGTCATATTTTTCTACTAATTGAGATTTAGGAACCCCAAAATAATTCGCCATCATCTCTATTTTATCAATTCTAGGATAGGTGTTACCTTTAACCCAATCTGTAAAGGTCGTGTATTTAAAGCCCAAGTCAGCACAGATTTTATTTCGGTCTATTCCTCGGCTATCCATTAAGCGTTGGATATTTTCAGCCATAATGGCCTTATTACCTAAATCACTCATGTTGAAATCCTCTCAAATTAATATCGTTAATATACTTATATATTACGGTATTCACGTAAAAAAATCAATATTTTACGGAAATTTTACAATATTTTATGATTAATTTATGGACATTACGGTTTATCCGTACTACAATAATAACTGTAAACAGGAACTATACATCAGAAAGGAGGTAGCCCATGAAGTACACGTTGAAGATGTTGAGGGCATCGAGAAACTGGTCCCAGGTAACAGCGGCAACGCATGTTGGCGTATCAGTTGACACCTGGGGGAACTGGGAGCGTAAGCGTTCATTTCCGGATGTGCCACACATTAAGAAGATTCAAGAGGTGTTCAATGTGGCATATGATGACATTATTTTTTTATAATGGATTACGGTTAAACCGTTACGGAATGTTAAGATTCTAACCAAATACAGGAGGTAAAAGTATGAACAATGAAAAAGATGATCGTATCATCATCGAACATTTACACGTTCAACAGATTCATCGAACCACTAAGATTGACCTCTGGTTCAACCGAATCCTTGGATTGTTGTCCTTTATAACGTTAACCGTTATGATTATCTACTTTGTAATCATGTTAAAGGTATTATGAATCCAACTATCACAGTAAAGCAGATGGCTAGCGTTTTAGGCCTAACCCTTACCGCGGTTAGAGAGGGCATCGCTAATAACCATTATAAAGCCTTCGCCTATTGTTACGGCAAAGGCAAGAAACGAACCTTCGTCATTGACCGGTTCGGATTCGAAACATACCTGGCTCGAACAGGGAGAAGTGAAGAGTACATCAAGGAGGCATTTAATCATGCATGCATTTCTTAAATTAGTAGCCGGATTAATCCTCATGGGCTCCGTTGGTAGCCTCGAGATTGACCGCATAGGCTTTACTCAGTATTTCGTCCAATGCGCCTTGGGGGTGGCTTTATGGATTGTGGCCGAGCAAGGTCAAACAATCAGACGGCTCAAAAGGAGACAACGATGAGACGGAAACCCATCATCCCGATGATGCGGCTCAAGAACAGTTTCGACCTTAAGAAACTGATCTACGATAACACACCATATGGGCTATGCAGTTTCGCTGAAGTCATCGGCGTCAATCCGATGACCCTGGTCAAACTATCCAAGCACTTACCCGTGCGGATATGCACTGCCAGGTTAGTAGCGAAAGGGCTTGGTCAACGAATCAACTTCTTATTTGACCAGTGCTCGATTCAGCAAAAGACCTGGGGCAATCGATTTGGGTATCGATTGAAACCAGAAGTGTTCCGGAAGGTGCTAGCTGATAAGGGATTATCCATCCAAGACATCGCTGAGATGTGCGGGATGCACTACACAACCATATACAGCCAGCTCAGGGGTGTAAATAAGTCGATGTCTTTTAGTAAGGCTGTCATCTTGGCCGACAATCTAAACGTCGACATTGGATTGATATTTGATTTTAGTCAGTATTAAGTGAGGTACCCCTCACACGGGCAATGATGGCCAACTGGTACGGAGCCCAAGTAGTATATTTTGCAATTTAGCAGAAAGGAGGTTCCTATGCAGAACCCTACAAAGAACAACGTACGGACCTTTGTTAGAAGTCTGTACAACGCTCGACTTTTGGAACAAACAGAAGCGGAGAGCGTAGCGCTCGAATCGCACTACATTAGCCTTGAAGCTGACGGACGTGTAGCAGCTGCTGAAGCGTTCCACAAAGTCATTAATGGCCTGCGCGAAGCACGTAAAGGTGCTCAATGTTTGGAAGAACTAGGCTATGGCACACTAGCCAATAAGCTCGTACCTGATGCGGACAACTTCATCAAGCGTATGTGCAAACCGCTCCACGAATGGTGGTATGACAATCTCGATGTTAACTCTGAGAAGGGCCAAAAGTGGCATGCAGTCCTTGAAGTGGCCAAACCTTACGAAATTGAGATTCGTAAGCTGAAGTCAGCACGTAATGCATTGAATAACATTATCGATCGTTCGGCATCAGGCAAGCAGGCAGTAGTTGAGCTTAAGAAATTTGGATTCGATTACGAGTCCTGGGCGCATGCTCAAGTGGATATCGGCAGTCCTTCTGACTTCGATATTCTTAAGCGCCCAAAAGAAAATGACCGCATCAGTACTGGGAATACTGACACGGCCACATCAAAATAATTTTGACACTTATATTATACGAGGTAATTCAACTATGAACAAGAAAGTAATTGTATCCACGCTCGCAATCTCCGCACTAGCGGTTAACGTATTCGCACAAGGTAGTAACTTAGGCCCTAATGGCACCGCTAATGGGGACGCAAGCCTAATTATTGGTACGAATAATACTACAACTACAAGCGCTACATCAGCCTTCGTTGCAGGCACTCAAAATACGGTATCTGCTCCAAACGGCATTGCCTTTGGTACAAGTAACACAGTATCCGGTGAAAATGGCTTTGCCGGTGGCAACGATGCAAAAGCATCCGGCCGTAACTCCTTCGCATTCGGCAGTCATGCGGAGAGCTTGGTGGAGTACACCATCGCGATAGGTAACCAGGCTCGAACTGCATCCTATGATAGCGTGGCTATCGGTAATGGCGCGTTCGTGTCTGGAGAAAGCTCTGTAGCCTTTGGCCGTTCCAACAATGTGACCGGTGAAAACTCCGTCGCAGTTGGTGCTAACAATGGCACAGTATCTGGCGGGCAGTCCGCCGTAGTAGGGTACAACAACAAAATAGGTTCCCAAAAGGAGCAGTTAGTATTTGGCTCTAACTCTGAAAGTAATGGCCAAGGTGCATTAGTGTTTGGCACACACGCTAAATCCTTAGCAACTGATGCCCTTGCCTTTGGTAATAATACAATCGCAGATCGTGCCAATGCCGTTGCCATCGGCACCAACGCGGTGACCGATGATGCGGTAGGCGTTGATGGTGTAGACCTTAATGGCACGCGCCACGTTTTCGCCGGCGAGCAACCTGGCGCCGTAGTTTCCTTCGGTTCCAAAGCTCGCACAGGTGCAGGTGGCGTGGCGCAGTATAACCGGCAGTTACAGAACGTTTCCGCCGGTAGAGTGGAAGCGGACAGTTTAGACGCTGTCAACGGCTCCCAATTGTACGCTGCGTACGATGAAATCAACACATTAGGCACAAAGGTGCGCACTAATACGTCTGACATCAGCGCACTTCAAGCTACATCTGCTAATCATGAAACGCGCATCACTAATTTGGAAAACCGCCAATACATCATGGCCGGTGAAATCAACAATCGTATTAATGCAACAGACCAACGCGTCAACCGATTAGGCGCAAGTTCCGCAGCGCTGGCCGGACTACATCCGCTTGACTTTAATCGTAATGATAAAGTCAGCTATGCCGTTAGCTATGGGCATTACCGTAACAGTAACGCCGTAGCCCTTGGAGCG